CGTAAAAACACCCCCTTTCGCCCTCAGTTACACCATCCGAGTGGGGGATTAACTGGGGGGTGATTGGATGGGGATGACGGTCAATCAGACCCAGTTGGCCGAGTTGCTCAAGGTGTCGGATGTCAGCATCTGGGAGTGGCAGAAGCTCCCGGACAAGCCCGTCCCGATCTTGAAGCGCGCGGATCGCGGCGAAGCTAACCAGTACGACCTCGCCGCGGTGATCGAGTGGTACATCGCGCGCGAGGTGGTGAAGCGCGCGCCGAAATCCGCGCGCGAAGAGCGCGATGCAATCGAGCTGGAGTTGAAGCAGCTCGACCTGGCCGAGCGTAAGCACACGCTGGTGCCGGCCGCCGAGGTCAGGCCGTTGTGGAACGGCTGGGCGCTCACCGCGGCGGCATTCATGGCGGGCCGTCATTCGCGCCTTGCGGCGATGCTCGAGGCTACGCCCGGGATCGAGGCGAAGCGCGAGTTGCTGAAAAAGGAGGATGCGAACTTCCTCACCAGACTGGGCGTGGAGGGCGAGCGCATGCAAGCCGAAATGGATGCGCTGCTCGAGCGCCTGGCCGCGGAGGATGCCTCCGAATTTCTGCGGAGGATCGCTGGCGATGACAAGAAGCAAAGTACTGAAGGACCTGCTAAGTGAGGCCCGGCAGAAGCTGATCCCGGTCGAGAAAATCGCGCCGTCCGTGTGGGCGGTGAAGTATCGGCGCCTGGCGGCGATGACTGCGGAGATGGCGGGCGAGTGGTCTTGGGCGATGTTCCCGCACATGCGCGCGATCATCGACATGTTTTTCGAGCCCGGTGTGCGCGGTATCCGCTGCATGAAAAGCTCGCAGGCCGGCTGGTCGGAAACCGTCGCGACGCTGCTCGGCTACATCATCGACATGATGCCGGCGCCGATCATCGTGCTCTTCCCGAAAGAGAAAAAAGCGAAGGACTTCGACCTCGAGCGCTTCGAACCGATGGTGCGGGAGACCCCGAAGCTCGCCGAGAAAATCGAGCTGACGAGCCGCGCCAAGGGGATCACGCAGACGCGCAAGTTCTTCGCCGGCGGATTTTTGAAGTTTGTGCACTCGCATTCCGCGGACGAGGTCAAATCGTCCTCCGCGCGTTATGGCTTCGTGGAGGAGCCCGACGAGTGCGACCGCGACGTGCGCGGCCAGGGCAGTACCGTGAAGCTCTTGATCGAGCGCCTGAAGCAGTACTACGACGCCTTCAGCGTGATGGGTGGCTCGCCGACCTTGACCGATCTCTCGGCCATCGAAGACGAAATGAAACTCACGGACAAGCGCGTCTGGTACGCGCCGTGCCATCACTGCAACGAGGGCGTGCCCCTCGATGGCAGTGCTTGGGCGTTGGTGAAGTGGAAGGAGGATGAGACCCTCAATCATCCGGTGTATGGCCGGGTGGTCGTGGAATCCGCCTACATGATGTGTCCGCATTGCGGAGGCGCGTGGAGCGACGCGGAGCGTGCGCGCAACTCGCGCCTTGGCGACTTCGTGGCCACGGCGCCGTTCACAGGCATTGCCGGCGCCTATGTTAGTGACCTCATGAGCAGTGCGCCTGGTGCATCGCTGCCGCGCATGGTGGAAAAGTACCTCGAGGCCAAGCACAAGGAAGCGGCCGGGGATCTCACCGGCCTGATCGAGTTTCACAACAACCAGCTCGGTCTCGCGTTCAAGTACAAGTCGCCGGCGCCGGACGTCGAAGAGCTTGCGCGCCGTGCGGAGGATTATCCTGAGCTCACGGTCCCGTGGGGAGGCCTGCGACTCTCCTGCGGAGTGGACATCCAGGGCAATCGCATCGCGCTCGTTGTCATCGCGTGGGGGCGTGGCGAAGAGTCCTGGCGCGTGTACTGGGGCGAGATTTTCGGTAACCCGGTGGACCGCGACGACCCGGTCTGGACCGAACTTGAGAGCTTCCTCTTCCGGCCCTACCGGCACGCGAGCGGCGCGGAGTTGCACATTGAAAAAACCACGATCGACTCTGGCGACGGCAACACCTCGGACGCCGTGTACTGGTTTTGCCGCAAGCACAAAGGCCACGGCGTGATGGCCGGCAAGGGTGTGGAGATGGGCGAGATTTTCCGGGTGCCGAAGGCCATCGACCCGAGCCGCTCGACCAAGGTCGCGAAGTACGGACTGGTGATCTATCAAGTCGGTACCGAAAAGGCGAAGGACCTGATCATCGGCTTCGGGGAGCACGGCGGGCGCCTGCGGCTCTCCGAGAAAAATCTGGATGGCGCAGTCGTCACCGGCCGCGGACCGGGGCGTATGCACTGGTATCGCGACATCCGCGAAGATTATTTCCCCGGTGTCACGTCCGAGGTCAAGGCGCCGATGAAAGGCCGGCCGCGCGGCAAGCTCTACTGGCAGTGCAAGCAGAGCGTGCGCAACGAGCCGCTCGACTGCGAGGTGTACGCGTTGCACGCCTCGCGCGTCATGAAGGTGAACCTGATGACCGAGGCACAGTGGTCTGATGTGGAGAAGAAACTGCGGCAACCAGACCTCGTTGGGATCGCCGCGCAGGTAAATCCCGCGGCGCTTGCGCAGATTCCGCCGCTCGCAGAAGAACCCATCTCCGCGCCGGCGGCCGCTGAAACACCAGCGCCTCCGCGGCCGGCGCCGCGCCGGGATTCGATAGCCGCGCAGTTTGAATCCGATCCCGCCGTGGTCGGCGGAATGTCCCAGTCACCCACGCCTTACTAGGAGGCGAAGAATGGCGGATCTCACCACCTTGCAGGGTTGGTTGCTGGAGGCTGAACTTGCGCTGCACAAGTTGCAGACGGGCGCGCAGGAGATGCAGATCGAGCACGGCGACATGCGCGTCGCGTACACCAAAGCCGATCAGAGCAAGCTCGCGGCCTATATCGAGAGCCTGAAATCACAGATCGTCGCCGCAGGCGGGACCGTCGATGGCCAGCGCCGGCGCGGCCTGGTGGTGAACCTGTGAGCAAGCCGCGCTACCTCGGTCCGCTGGCCACCGCCACGCCGGTGGGCATCGGCGCGAGCGCGTTGCAGCCGTTCCCTCGCTGGGGCAACCAGGCGTTCCAGGCGTCGTCGCTCTCGCACCCGGATCTGGGCCGCTGGCAGCCGTTCCCGGGCAGCGCGGACTCCGACCTGCTGCCCGCGTTGCCGGTTATGCGCTCGCGCTCGCGTGACCTCGCGCGCAACCACGGTGTCGCCGGCAGCGCGCTGCAGACGCAACTGGACAACATACTCGGCTGCGGACTGTGGATTGCGCCGACGCCCGACTACATCGTGCTCAAGCGTGATCGCAAGTGGGCAAGCGAGTGGCGCCGGCCCGTCAAATCGTTGTGGAGAAATTGGTTCGAGACCAACTGGTGCGACGCTGGCAAGAGCTTGACCGGGGACGCGCTCGCAACGCAGGTGTTTTCCGGTGCGTTTCTCAACGGGGACGCGATCACGTTGCCGTTGTGGCTGCCCGAACCGTTGGCCCCGCTGTCGACGCGCCTGCAGGTGATCGAATCCGATCGCCTCTGCAACCCGAACTTCGGCATGGATACCGCGCGGCTGCGCGGCGGAATCGAGATCGATGAATATGGCGCGCCGCTCGCGTACAACATCCGCAAGTCGCATCCCGGCGACACGTTGTTGTATATGACCGGCGCGCAGTTCACGTGGGAGCGCATCGAGGCCACTACGCCCTGGGGCCGGCGACGCGTGATCCACTCGCACGACAAAGGCCGCGCCGGGCAGTCGCGCGGAATCCCCGCGCTCGCCGGCGTGATGCGTCAGTTCAAGGTGCTGGGTGATTTTCAGAATGCCGCGTTGAAAAGCGCTGTCGTCAACGCGATGGTCGGGCTGGTTGTGGAGTCCGCGTTGAGCCAGGAAGGGCTGCTCGATCTGCTCTCCAACAATTCAGATGCGCTCGCCAAGTACACCGAGGGCCTCGCCGGGCGCCATCGTGCCGCGATAGATTTCAGCGGCGGCGGCATGATCCTGCCGATTCCGCTCGGCGACAAGGTTTCCGGCTTCACGCCTGGGCGCCCGAGCACCTCGGACGATTCATTCGTCACCACTGGGTTCCGCTACATCGCCGCGGGCCTGAACATGCCCTACGAACTGCTGCTCAAAGATTTCTCCAAGACCAACTACTCGTCCGCGCGCGCTGCTCTGATCGAGGCCTGGCGCTTTTTCACCGGCCGGCGCAACTGGCTGGCCCTCGGCTTCTATCAGCCGGTGTACGAGCTTTTCATGGAAGAGATGGTCGAAGCCGGCGAAATCGAGGCGCCCGGTTTCTACGAGAACAAGACCGCCTGGTGCCGCGCGCGCTGGATCGGTCCCGGCCGCGGCTGGATCGACCCGCTGAAAGAGGCGCAGGCCGCCGAGCTGCGCATGGACGTCTTCGTGTCGAGCCTCGAGGACGAGTGCGCGGAGCAGGGAAAGGACTGGGAGGAGCTGCTCGAACAGATCGCGGAGGAAGAAACGCGTCTGAAGGAACTCAAACTCACGCGCAATCGCGTCGTCAAGACGTTACAGCCCAAAGGCGCAACGGACACCGGCACGGTTACGCCTGAGGAACATCCGGCGGAAGCGATCCCCGCCTAGTCCGCGCAATCCGAACCAGGGAGCCTCGCGCTAGCGCAAAACGCTGCCGCGGGGCTTCGCATTTTCAGGAGGGCGAATGAAGAAGAAGTATCCACATCTGTGGAACAGCCTCTATGGCATCCCGCTGATGATCCTGCCGGAAAAAGCGGTCGAGATCGAGCGCGTGTTCCAGTCGTATGTACTGGGGCTCGCAGAGATGCCGATCCATCTCGCGGAGCATGAGGACCGCGAGACGCCCGAGCAACGCGCCGAGCGCCAGTTTGCGGAGTGGTGCATCACCTATGCCGGCATCGCGCTGCAGCGCCGCGACGACAAACCGTACGCGTTCACCGCTTCCGGTATCGCTCTCATCCCGGTGATGGGGACCTTGCTCCAGCGCGGCTCGTGGATGAGTTCCATGTCCGGATTGACCGGCTACGATCAGATCGCCTCGCTGATCGATGCGGCTGAAAACGATCCGGAGGTACGCGGCGTACTGATGGAGTTCGACTCCAAGGGCGGCCAGGCCAATGGCGTGTTCGAAACCGCGGCGCGGATCATGTCCGCCGGAGCAGTGAAGCCCGTGTGGGGCCATGCGAACGAGGTCGCTTACAGCGCCGCCTATGCGCTCCTCGCGGCCACCGGCCGCGCCTATGCGCCGCTCACCGGCGGCGTCGGCTCGATCGGCACCCTCGCGCTGCACGTCGATCAGAGCAAGCGCGATGCGATGCAGGGCTACAGCTACACGGCAATCCATGCCGGGGCGAAGAAAGCGGACCTGTCCCCGCATGCTCCGCTTAGCACTTCTGCGCGCGAGTTCGTGCAAGGCGAGGTGGACCGGGTGAACGCCATCTTCGTTTCGCACGTCGCCGGCGCCCGCAGTCTCTCGGCCGATGCGATCTACGCGAAAGAGGCGGGGCTCATGAGCCCACCCGAGGCGCTTGACGAAGGCTACATCGATGGCGTCGCGACCCTTGCGGAGGTTGTCGCCATGCTCGAAGCGGAACTCCGCACCCCAGGGATTAACACCGGTACGCGCCCGGTCTCGCGCGTCTCTTCGGCAACATTCAATAAGGAGCAAAGTATGAAAACTGATGACAAATCCACGGCCCCTGCGAATGCGGCCGATCCGAAGCAAACCGACGCGAAGCACACCGACGCGCAGCTCGAGGCCGCGCGCACCGAGGCGCGCGCCGAAGGTGTGAAGGAAGGCCGCGCCGAGGGCGTCAAAGCCGAGCACGATCGCATTCGCGGCATCCTCTCGCACGCAGAAGCGAAGGACCGGCCGATGCTCGCGATGTCGATCGCGTTCGAAACAGACATGGATGTGGAGCAGGCGGCGAAACTACTCGCCAACTCGCCGAAGCAGGCAGCCGGGAGTGCATTGGCGTCCCTCATGGCCGGTATCACAAATCCGAAGGTTGGTGCGGATGCCGACATCGATCTGAGCGCTGCGAAACCCAGGATCGACACCGCCGCAATCTACGCTTCCCGCCGGCAGGCGGCATCATGACTGAAGAAGAAGCGCGGCAAGAAACAAAGAAACTCTTCGGTGAAGACTCGTTCACGGAAATCGATGAACCGAGTCAGGGGCAACCGGCGCGCTACTACGTCGGGCGCCTCCCCACCCACCCCGGTCCCTACACCGGCTACATGGGGCATTCCTGGGAACAAGCGCTCACGTACGCGAAAGAGCGCGAGAAAATTCTCTGATCCGGCGCCCCACCTGCTTCACCAACCCTTTTTATTTCTTGAAGGAGCAACAACATGTCCCTGACTGAAAAACTCCACGCTTCCGGCTTCATCGTGAGCGAAGGCGAGGGCAATATCTCGCGTGACAATGCCATCCTGATTGCCGGCCAGAACCTGGCAGCCGGCACCGTGCTCGGCAGGATCGGCCTCGCGGCCGCGGCGTCCGAAACGCACGCCGGCAACACCGGCACCGGCGTGATGACGCTCGACGCTGTGAACCCGGTGCGCGCCGGCGCGAAGCAGGGCGTCTACACCGTAACCTTGATTACTGTCGCGGCGGGCGGGGGCGTATTCCGCGTTGAAGATCCGGACGGCAACGTCATCGGTGACATAGCCGTCGGCGCAACCTTCGATGACGACATCAAGTTCGTCATCGCGGACGGCGCCCCCGATTTCATCGTCGGCGACAAGTTCTTGATCACTGTCGCCGCTGGCTCGAACAAGTTCACTGCGGTGGCCGCTGCCGCGCAAGACGGCAGCCAGGTCGCTGCCGCCATCCTTGTGGCCCCGGTGGATGCGAGCGCCGCGGACGTGCCGTGCGTGATCTTGTCGCGCTACGCGGAGGTCAACGCCTATGAGCTGACTTGGCCCGCCGGTATCTCGGCCCCCAACAAGGCCACGGCGATCGCGCAACTTGCGGCGCAAGGCATCATCGTCCGGCCGTAGCGAATCCGCAATCGAATCATCCGCGCCGGCCCGGTGCGGAATCCCTATCTTATTCAGGAGAAAAAGTCATGCGTTTCATGAACACAAAATCGTTGATGATCGCCTCCGTGTGTCTGGCGGTCATGCTCACACTCACCGGCGCGATCGATCGGCCGGACCCGCTGCTGGCCACTGCTGTCATGGGCGTCGGCATGCTGGATGTTTTCAAGCAGGACGCGTTTTCCATCATCAGCCTTACCGACGCGATCAACAAGCTGCCCTTCATCCCCGGCCGCGCGGGGGTCATCATCGACTGGAACGAGAACGGCGTTGCCACCACCTCCATCGCGATTGAGGAAGTGAACGGCGTGCTGCAAATGGTGAATCCAACTGCGCGCGGCGGCCCGGGCGCTTCTGTGCCGAAGCAAAAGCGCGTCGCGCGTCAATTGACCATTCCCCATTACCAGGTTGATGACGCGATCTATGCGGAGGAAGTCCAGGGCGTGCGCGCGTTCGGGCAGGAGAACCAGGTGCAGACCGTGCTCGGCCAAGTCAATGCGCGCATGGAGCAGCATATGCAACTTGTCCTCGACCCGACCCTCGAATACCAGCGCGTCGGCGCGCTGAAGGGCATCATCATCAACCAGGACGGCAGCACGATGTACAACCTGTTCACCGAGTTCGGCGTCGGCCAACCCGGCGAGGTCGCATTCGATTTTACCGTCAAGGTGGATGGCGCCGTGCGCGCGGTCTGCGACGGGATTTCGCGCACCATCGCGACGGCCCTGGGCGGTCTCACCTTCACCGGCGTGTATAGCTTTTGCAGCGACTCGTTCTGGGACGCTCTGGTCTCGAACAAGGAAGTGCGCGCGACCTACCTCAATCAGCAGGAAGCGTCGCAACTGCGCGAAGGCACCGCGTACCAGACGTTCAACTTCGGCGGCATCACCTTCGAGAACTACCGCGGTGCGGTTGGCGCGACGAAGTTCATCGCCGATGACAAGGCGAACTTTTTCCCGCGCGGGGTGCCCGGCTTGTGGCGCACCGTGTACGCGCCCGCGGACTATATCGAGACCGTCAACACCATCGGGCTGCCGCGTTACGCCAAGCAGTACCCGATGGAGAACGGCAAGGGCATCAATCTGGAATGCCAATCCAATCCGCTCTCCTACTGCACGCGCCCCGGCGTGCTGGTGCAAGGCAAGCTCGGCGCAGCGTAAGGGTCAGGCGCAGCGGAAATGGCCGGGTGCGAGCCCGGCCGTGTTTTGTGAATTACATCTTTAACTCCGCGGGCATTCGACCGCTGCGGAACCAACATGGGAGATTCAAAGAATGTCTTACTCATTCGGCGTTCGCGGTTCATCCAAAGCAGACGCAATCAAGAAAGTGGCTGAGCAGTTGGCGGAGACTGTCAAAACGCAGCCAATGCACGTCGAGGACCAGAAGCAAGCGCAGGCCGCTGCAGAGTCGATCATTGGCTTGCTGGTGGTCGATACAACGAAGGACGTGATGGTATCGATGAGCGGCTCTCTTTCGAAGTCGAGGTCGGGCACCACCGGCGCAAATGTCAATGTGTCCGCGTCCATCGTAGCCAAGGCATGAGGGACTCGACGACGTAAATTTCGGTTGTTTTCCCATGCTCAGTACCGAACAATTCTTTGCTGCCTTCGACAAGGCGGGCTTTCTCAAGATCGCCTTCTGGTCGCCTTCCGTGGGCGGCGCTGTCCAGACTCCGAAAGTGCGCTTCAAGGCGCCGAGTCAGGACGCGCTGTCGGGCGATGTGACGACCATCGACTACAGCCTCGAATACCCGGCGTCGGTGCTCGTGGGCCTGAAGCGCGGCGAAGTGCTCACGATCGACGGCGTGCAATACACCGTCCGCGAAAACCCCGAAAGCCATTTGGACGGCACTAGGCTCGAGGCGAAGCTGAGGAAAGGGCTCTGATGGCCGCCTCGATCGAGGAGCGCATCGCGGAGGCGGTGAAGACCACGCTGCTCGCCCAGTCCCAGATTCCGGAGATCGCGGACCGCGTGTTCCGCGCGCGCGAGGACGCGTTCAGTCGCGACGAAGAGGCCGCGATCAACATCAGCTCGGATGCGCAGACGATCAAGATTTTCTCGGCCGAGATCGACGACAAGGAACTCACGCTCAACATCAAAATCCACGTGCGCGGGGACGTGTGGGAGACCTTTGCGGACATTGTCGCCGTGCAAGTGCATCCGCGTGTGATGAAGCGCGACTACAAAACCCTGGACGGAATCGACCTCGCACGCGTGCGGCTGGTCGATGGCGACTGGAGCGGCCAGGAGGGCGATCAGACCCCGGGCGAACGCACGATGAAGTATGCATTCCGCTATCTGGCCATGGCGGACGACATCACTACCCAACCTTGAAGGAGATCCACATGAATGAGTTCGCTAATGCACGCGGCATCCCCGCAGCCGATTCCCCCTATGCCGCCGCGACCAAACCCGCCCCGGCTCCCACGAAATCCCCCGAAGACCTGACGAAGATCGTCGACGCCTGGCGCTTCGATCTCGTCAACAACCAGGTCAATCGCAAGTCCGCGGCGCTCGCGGAACAGACGAACGCGGCGCTCGATGAGCTGGCCGAGCACGCCGCAACGGGAGGCGACGCCTCCGACCTTGATGCGTGGTTCGAGAAACATTTCCACACGCCGCCGGTGTCGCACGACACAGATTTCTACAACGCGCTCTACGTGGCCAAGGAAGACCTGAAGGCGAAGCTCGCTCCAGCCAAGGACGATCCGAAGGCACAGGTCTCCGCGTAAACGCCGCTGCTCCGTCGCGCTGTCACACCAACACAGCAGGGCCGCAGCATTCATCCGCATCAATAACGTAAGGAGTTTCACATGTCTCAATATGCTTTCGCTTCCGGCGGGTTCTGGGGCGTCGACGCAGGTGCGAACCCCACACCTGTGCGCTTTGGCGAACTGCAGGATGTCGGCGTGGATTTCAGCTTCAACCTGAAGGAACTCTACGGGCAAAAATCCTTCCCCGCCACCGTCGCGCGCGGCCTCGGCAAGATCGCCTGCAAGGGCAAGCTCGCGCGCTTTCAAGGCCGTATTCTTAACAGCCTTTTTTTCAACAACACCAAGGCGGTCGGGCAGGTGTCAGTCGCATCTGACGAAGCTGGCGTGGTTGCGGCGGTTACCTTCCAGGTCACCGTAGCGAATGCCGCGACATTCGTGAACGATCTGGGCGTCAGAAACGCAACCACCGGCGTGCCCATGGTGCGCGTAGCAGCGGCGCCGGCGACTGGCCAGTATTCTGTCGCCCTTGGCGTCTACACCTTCGCCGCGACCGACGTGGCGACCCCGGTGAAGACCGATTACACCTACAGCGTCGCGGCTACGGGCGAGAATGTCTTCATCGTCAACAACACGACCGGCCTGGCGCCAAATTTCAAGGGCGTGTTCACCCAGGCCTACGCCGGCCTGCGCCAGACCCTCGTCCTCAATGCGTGCGTGAGTTCCAAACTCAGCATCGCATCGAAGCTGGAGGATTTCAACATGATCGACTTCGATTTCGCGGGGATGGCAGACGCTGCGGAGAACATCGGCACCTGGAGTCTGGGCGAGGCGAGCTAGGCTGTTCCACGTGAATCCGCAGCCCCGCTCCAGCCATTCCTCGGCGATGGCGGGGCGGCGAGGTGTGCGGTGACTGACAAAGAAGCCCTGCTCGTTCGGAACATGCTGAATGGCGTGCCGGCGGAAACGCTCGCCGGCGTGCTCGACGTGGAAGTTGCGGACATCCGCGCCGCGTTTGCGGAGGCGATGCGCCGGGTTGCTGAATACGTGCTCGTGCACTGCGTGCCATATTTCCCGTGCACGCTACCGATCGAGGCGCAGCGCAACCGCGTCATGGTGATCGACATCATCGGCCGCATCGAGCGCTGGGACGACCATGAGCGCGACATCATGCTCGGTGCCCTGAAAGGCCAAAGCGTGGATGCGCCGCGAGAGTTGATTGTGCAAATCACGAAGCGCACGCTCGATGCCATTCCGCATTACCTCACCTTTGCGGAGCTGTCGTGGTACATGGCAGGCCGCAGGGTATTCGTTGCCGAGCATCGTGATCGCGTGATTGAAGCGGTTGAGCAGTTCGTGAGCTTTCGCAATCCGCTTCTCTATAAGAACATCATTCATGTAACCGGCGATGTCCATGTCCTAACCGCCAATTTGAGGAACCTATGATTCCGGGAGAACTGATCACCATCGGTGGCAAGCAATACACCGCGCCGCCGCTCAATCTCGCGTCCATGCGCGTGCACAAGGCGATGATGATCAAGGCATACGGCATGGCCAAGGGCTCGGGCGCCGAACCTAGCCCTGACGATCTGCTCGAAATGTCGGAAATGCTGGTCGAAAGCCTGCAACGCAATTATCCGGCGATCACCCTCAGTGCAATCGAGGCGGACCTCGATTTTCCGACACTGCTCTCCGCGTTCACCAAGATCATCTCCGCCGGCCTGCAGGGACCATCATTGGGGGAGACGAGGCCGGGGAGTCAATTGACATCGACGAACTGATCGCCCAGGTGTGCAACAACACGCAGTGGACCTGGGACTACGTCGAGAACCACATGGATTTTCCTCGGCTGCGCTGGATGGCGCTCGATTGGAGGAAGCATCCTCCGGTGCATGTCTCGGTCGCCGGCTATCTCGGCATCGGCCGGAAGAATGCCGGCGCCGGGGAGATCCTGCCCGCAGTGGACGACTCCGCCGCCATTGTCAACGATTTACTGCCGCCGATTCCGAATAAGGACACATGACCGTGGCCAACGAATTCCGAACAGACATCACCGCCGATCGCACGCAGTTCGATGCGACGATGGAAGGCATGGCGCAGAAGGCCATGACCGAGAGCCAGCGCATGCAATCGGCGATGCGCGACGCGTTCACGCAGATCGGCACCGCGGCCGGTGAGTCGTTCAAGAAGGTAAATTCACAGTTCGATTCTCTGGTCGAGGGCGTGAAGAAAATCCGCGGAGCGCTGGCGGCGATGGGCGCCCTCCTGGCTGGCGGCTCCATGTTCGGCAAGGCCATCACGCAGACCGCGGAATTGACGGGCGAAACGCGCAAACTCTCCACCATGCTCGGCATCACCCTGGAAGCGGCGAGCGCCCTTCGCATCGCGCTCGGCGATATTGGTCTTGAGACCGACGATTACACCGGCATGGTCGCGAAGATGACCATGAAGCTGCGCGAGAATGAAGACCGGTTCAATGAGCTCGGCATCAAGACGCGCGACGCGAATGGTGAATTGCTCAACACCGAGCTCATCACCACCAACGCGCTGGGCGCGCTGAAGAACTTCAGGGAAGGTACCGACCGCAATCTTGCCTCCACGGAACTGTTCGGCAGGGGCTGGGATGGCGTGAACAAGCTGATGAAGCTCACGCCGGCAGTGATGGAGGAGGCGCGGCAAAAGGCCGTCTCCCTGGAACTCCAGATCGGCCCGGCGGGCGCGGAACGCGCGCGCCAGTACAAGCTCGCGATGAACGAAATCAAGGATGTCGGCGAGGCCCTCGCGAACCGAATTGGGCAGGCGTTGATGCCGGTTATGACCGACCTCGGCAACTGGCTGGCAAGCATGGGGCCGGCCGCGGTCACCGTAATGCGTGGCGCCCTGGGCGGCCTTCTCACCGTCGTGTACGCGGTGCAAAACGGCATCGTGGTGATGGTGCGCCTGGTGAGCGCGGCGCTCTACACAGTGATCGAGCCACTGGCCGCGATGGCCGAGGCTGCCGCACTTACGCTTACCGGCCATTTCGCGGAAGCCGGCGCGAGGCTGAAGCAGATCCCGCAGAACATCAGCGCTCGCTGGAAAATGGAATTCGACGAAATCCTCAAGTCAGGGGACCTTACGCGCGAGCGTATCGCCGCGCTCTTCGATCCGGGCGCAGAGCAGGGCGCCACCAAGCCGGGCGGAAAGGGTGGCCGCGCGTACACACCGGGAGCGAAGGCAGGCGCTGCAGAAAAAGATGCCCCCGCGGACAAGTCGCGCATGGGGCAATGGGACGCGGACCTCGCGGCCCAACGCGATGCGTATGACAAGCAGAAGCTCGAACAGGGATCGTTCCAACAATTCACGCTCGCCATGGAGCGCGATTACTGGAAGAACATCCTCGACACTGTGGCCATGACCGACGACGAGCGCGCCGCCGTGTCGAAAAAGTATTACACGGCGGAGCGCGATCTGCGCAAGATGGCCTTCGACGCCGAGATCGCGGAGTTGAAAGAACGCCTCGAACGCTACAAGCAGGGCTCGATCGAACGTATCCGGCTCGCCGGCGAGTCCGCCGCGATGATCGGCGAGAAATTCGGCCTTGAATCGAGGGAGTACAAACAGGCGCTCGGCGAGATGTCGAAAATGGCCGAGGAGCGCGGCAAGCAGCAGCAGCAACTCGATGCCCTGATGCTCGGTCGCACCAGGGAGGCGAAGGTTTCTGTCATCGAGCTCGAGCGCCAGGCGCTCGATGATGCGGAGAAGCTCGGCATCATCTCGAACAGGAATAAGCTCCTGCGCCTGAAAGAACTGAATGACATTGAGTACCAGATCGAACTGCAGGCGCTCACCGACACGGCCGCGCTCTACGAGATGGACGCCGTCGCGTACCAGCAGCACCTGGATAAACTCGCCAAGCTCAAGGGAAAGTACGCGCTCGACGCGCAAAAGCTGGATGGCCAGGTCACCGCCGAATCGAAGAAAACCTTCGACGCTTTGTTCGATCCCATCGGGAACGGCTTCCAGAAGCTGATGGACGGCATGATCCAGGGCACGCAGACCTGGAGCGAGGCCATTCGAAAAACGCTCCTCGCGGTTGGTGCGGAGTACCTTTCGGCCGGGGTGAAGATCGCTGTCGCATGGGTCAAGACCGAACTCCTGAAGACCCAGGCTACCGTCGCCGGCGTGGCCGTGCGCGGCGCCGCGGAAAAGGCGGGCGCGGCCGAATCTGTTCTGGTGTCCGCGTGGACCGCGATTAAAACCATCGCGATCAAGGCTTGGGAAGCAGCGGCAAGCGTGTATGCGTCGATCGCTGCAATCCCTTATGTTGGCCCGTTCCTCGCGCCGGTGATGGCGGTGGCGGCGGCGGGAACCGTGCTGGCTTTCGTGGGCAAGATCGCCTCTGCGGAGGGCGGGTTCGATGTTCCGCGGGGCTTAAGTCCAATAACGCAATTGCACCCTGAGGAAATGACCTTGCCCGCGAGCATTGCCAACCCTCTACGCGCGGCGATCGAAGCCGGCAACCTGGGCGTGCCCAACCAAGCGCCAGAGAGCCGGATTCGCGGCATACCACCGGACGAATGGCTGATGATCCACCGTGGTGACCTGGTGGACGCGCTGCGCGCCGCCCATCGCGATTTCACCTTCACCAAGTTCTGAGCCTCCCAGTCATTGAGCCGCCGATGAGTGACGATATTTACCCGTCAAACTTGCCCGGCATCACGTGGAACATTCCGCGCGCAGTCAACTTTTCCACCAGCATTTACGAGGCGCTCTCCGGAGCTGAGCGGCGCATTCGCCACCGGCAAGCCCCGAAGTACCGCGTCGAACTAGCGTACGAATTTTTGCGCGAGGATGGCGACTGGGCCGAGTTGCAGACGCTGCTTGGCTTCTACGTAGACCGCGACGGGCCGTTCGATTCGTTTCTGTTCCGCGATCAGTATGACGGCGTGGTAAACGATGTGCAGTTCGGTACCGGCGACGGCGTGACTACGCAGTTTCAACTCGTGCGCAAGCTCGGAAACACGCTGCAGGCGGTGCACAATCCGGAGGCGACGCTCGCGATCGGCCAGGTGTGGTTCCCTACCATCGGCGACGATGCCAGGTTCTGGCCCCAGCCCGCTGGCGTGTGGCCGGATGATGATGTCGAGTACACGCCGCTCGACGGCGGCTGGAGTTTGTTGCCAAACGGGTTGGTGCAATTCGCCAGCGCGCCGTCCGAGGGCAAGGAGCTGCGCTGGACGGGCCGTTACTACTACCGCGCGCGCTTTGCGGACGACACGTTCAACTATAACGAGTTCATGCGCCGCCTGTTCGAGACCAAAAAGGTCGCGCTGGTCATGAGCCTGCAGAACATCCTGTAGCTCTCCCATGCGCAATCATCCCGATCTGGCTGCGTGGCTGCCCACGGCGCGGCAGGTCGAGATCGTGGAGCTGCTGACGGTGACGAATCCAGCGGCTGCCGTGTGGCGCTACGCCGCGGGTCTGGAGAACGTGGTTCAAGGCGCGGACACATGGCTCGGTTCGGCCAGCGCCAGCGGGCTGATGTGGCGCCGCTCGGCTCTCACCTTTAAAGCCGGCATCGAGCTCGGCGAGTGCACGCTGATAATCAGCGCCCGCGCGGGCGATACGATCAACGCGCTGCCGGTAGCAACCGCCCTGCGCGCCCGGATCTGGGACGACGCCGCCATGTTGCTCTCGCGCGCGTACTTCGATGAAAACAGCACGCTGCGCGGCGTGCTGCCGCGCTACCAGGGCCGGCTGGGCAAGATGGTCCTGCGCGATGGTGACATCGAACTCACGCTCAAGCCGCCGAGCCAGACGCTCAACCGCGCAGTGCCGCCGGTGTATCAGGCGGCTTGCCACAACACCGTGTTCGATGCCGCCTGCGGCGTCGATCGCGCGGCGTTTACGGTAGCCGGCGCCGCACAAGCAGGCAGCAGTTCCGCGCTGGTCGAGACGGGCCGCGCCGAAGCGGCAGGGTTCTTTGCAGGCGGCGTGATCACCTTTACCGCGGGCGCGCTCACCGGTCTTGCACGCACGGTGCGCGCGCACGCCGCGGGTGGCGCGGTGTCGTTCTTCGTGCCGCTGCCACAGGCTCCGGCCGCGGGTGATGGTTACACGCTCACGCCTAGCTGCGACCGTTCGACCGGCGCGGGCGGCTGCGCTAGGTTTTACAGCCCTGAGGAGATCATAGTGCATTTTCGGGGCACGCCGTTCATTCCGTTGCCGGTGACAGCGCTGTGATCGCGGAGCAGCAGCAGGTGGTGGTTGCGGAAGCGCGGCGCTGGCTCAACACACCGTTTCACCACGAGGCCGCCGTGCTCGGGGCGGGTGTGGACTGCGTGATGCTGCTTTGCTGCGTGTTCCACGATGCCGGTGTGCTGCCATGGATCGATCCACGACCGTATCCGCACGACTGGATGCTGCACCGGAGCGATGAACGGTATCTGCTCGGTCTCGACGAGTATGCGCACAAACTGCCCGCGGGCACGCCGCCCGAGCCGGGCGACATTCAGACTTTTCGCTTCGCGCGCACGCATTCCCATGCCGGCATCATCAGCGTCTGGCCGCGCATGGTGCACGCGTATTTGCCCGCCGGCCGCGTGATTCTCGATCGGGTTGACGCGCTCGCATTTGCCGGGCGTCTCGGGCCGCTGTATCGCATCGAGACCGACAGCACCGGGGTGCTCACGTGAGCGGTCTTTTTGGCGGTGGCGACATCACCAACACCGAACTGCGCATCGGCTCGCTGCCGGTGCAGCAGAGCAGCCAGGGCGTGCCGATTACACTCCTGTGGGGCCGCAATCGCGTGCCGCCCAACCTGCTGTGGTTCGATGATTTCGAGGCCATCGAAAACCGCAATACGCAAGACGGCGGCGGTAAAGGCGGCGCGCCCACGATCATCAACGTGACCTACACGTATCGGGCGAGCGTGGTCATGGGTCTGTGCGCCGGGGTGTGCGGCGGCGTAAGAAGCGTGTGGCGGGACAAGGACAAGATCGTCGCGAGCACGCGCACGCTGCCCTCCGATCAAATGAGCCATGTCGAGCTGGTGCCGGTGGACAAGATCGTTACCGTGACCGGTGCCGACCGGTGGGCCGCCACAGTGGGCGTGTATACCGTGGGGATTGACGGGGCTTTGACGCCGACCGTGGACTATACCGAGGCTGCCGGCGTCTACACGTTCGGATTGACCGTCGCGGCCGGCGCGGAGATCGAGATCGATTACAGCGTGGCGACGGTGGTGGAGGATCTGAGCGCGTTGCAGGTAGCCGGGTTTTCGTGGTTTGGCGACGGCGCGATTGGCCAGAGCGGATGGGATTACCTCGTCGGCGCGCACCCGGCCCAAGCGCTCGGGTACAGCGGCATTTGCAACGTGGGTGCGTACAGGTTTGCGTTGAGCAGCGCCGCCGGGTTGCCGCAAGTGAGCTTTGAGGTGGATGGGCCCGCGCAGATGGGTGGCGGCAATCCGGACGCCAATCCCGCCGACGTGGTGACCGGAATTGTGACCGATCCGATCTACGGCGCAGGCTTGGATACGGTTCTGCTTGATCCCCTCGCTGCTTATCGCGCTTGGTGCAATGCGGCGGGCCTTTGGGTCTCGCCCGCGTGGGCTGAGCGCAAGGGCGTATTCGAATACGTGACGCAATTAACGAAGATCACCCACGCGCAGCCGCTGTGGTCGGTCAATATCCTCAAGGTGGTGCCCATGGCCACCGAGGCGCTGACGAGCGACACCGGTAGCTATACGCCGGCGCCAGAGTACAGCGCGCCGGTCTATGCGCTGACCGACGACGATTTCCGCGACCCGGTGAAAGAAACGCGGAGCGAACCGGCCGACCGCTTCAACCGTGTGAGTGTCAAATATCGCAATCGCGCCGCGGA